TCATGGTAAAGATATACAAGGTTTGATATGGTGGAATGAGTTTGGTGAAATTCAAAGTTTAGCAAAGGCAGAATTAATGCAGTCAACCGGTTTAAAAGATAAAAATGGTAAAGAAATATATGAAGGGGATTTCATAAAAGCAGAGTGGGGTATAGGAAACGCTGATTATAGAATAGTTGGTGAAGATGGATTGCCAGAATTTTATCATTGGTTTATTGAGTATTGTTTTGAAGAAGATAATTTAGAGGTTATCGGCAACAAATATGAAAATCCAGAGTTGATACAAAATGAGGGATAAGGCGGAAGCTGAATTATCAGTATTAGCTGATATTGAGAGAAAGGTTAATTATCTTAGACACTCTATAGGTGGGGATAGGAAAGAGGATTACGAAAACTTAAAGATGAAAGTTAGTCGGTTGAAAGAACAAATTAAGGGGGAAAATAATGTTTAATACTAAATATACCGCGAAAGAAATTGCTTTAAGAAATATTAATAAATTTCAAAATTTCATTAAGAGAATAAAAAAACAAAAAGAAAGAGCTATAGAAACATTAGTAAATGAAGGTTGGAAAATTGAGTTTGGCTATCAAGGAGAACTTTTTGATATTGGAGAAGATACTGTTGTTTGTTTTGCCACTAAAGAAGTTGGAGAAGACAAAATTGTTCAATTCAAAAGAAAAGCTAAAGTAGAGCCAGAAGATATTTATTTAGTTGAATTAGGGGAATATTTAGCTTTAAGTAAAGTTTTTATAGCTATAAAGGGGGAATAAATGAAGTCAGCAAGAGTAATAACTACATTTGATTGTAATAGGAATTGTCCTTACTGTAGCAACAACTATGAAAGTCTTATTAGTCAGGGCAGAGAAGAAGATAACTTAAATTTTATTGAGGATTATGACGAGATCATATTAACTGGCGGAGAGCCAATGCTTTATCCTGAACAGATAATAGATTTAGTTATAAGGATTAGAGAAATCAAATCTGACATTATAATATATCTTTATACTGCTAATTACAAGTTTTTGTTGGAACGCTTGATAGGACTTATTGATGGTATTACTTATACCTTGCATGAACGCTGCAGCTTTAAAGATGTTGAAAATTTTCAAGTTGTTCAACAAATGGCAATGGAATTTTCTTATGACAAAAGTTTTAGGTTGTTTATTAATAAAAATAATGAAAAAGCTATAACTATAATGCCTGATTTGTGGGATCGCATTAAAATAGCTGGTACTTTATCAGAGGAAGATTGCGACTATCCAGAAGATGATCTAATTATTTTAAAGGAGTGGGGTTTATGATACACGCTAAAACTAATAAAGAAACATTAGAGTTGAATTATGAGAAGGGCGGAAAGAAAATTAAGGCGACAATAGATATTAGTGATATGCAGCCAGGGGAGATATTAGAAGAAGTTGAGAAAATAACAGGAAAGGGGGTCAGTTAATGCCTGAATATAAGAGTAGAGAATTTTGCAGAGATATAGAATGTATTATGCAGGTTGGAATTGATGAAGGAATTGCTGTAGATTTATCGAAAAAATATTGCCACGAATACTGTAAGGCTTATTTATTTCACAAGTGGCTGCAGGAAAATAATTATGAGATTGTGAAGGGGGATGGAGGAGAAAACTATGAGTAAACACACACCAGGACCATGGAAGTGGGTTATTGAGGATGGAGATATTGAAATAAGGATGGGGGATGCAATAGAAAGCCCTGGCAACCATTTAGCTCATAATAGTTTCAAATATGTAGATATGATTGAAACTTACAAAAAAGAGCAGAAAGAACAGGCGATTGCTAATGCTGATTTGATGACAGCTGCACCTGAGCTGTTGAATGTTGCAGAATATAGCTTAAAAATAGTTGAAAACTTACCTTGTGAGTGTGATTCTTACAATGGATTCACATGTAAAAAACATGAGTGGGAAAGAAAATTGAGAAAAGCAATTAATAAAGCTAAAGGAGTTGATGAATGATGGGAAAAGAGTGGTCTGATGAAGAAGTTGAGCTATTAATGGAGGAAGCTTTAAAGTTAAAAGGGAAAGGTTTAACAGTTAAAGAAATATGCAAAAGTTTTAGTATTAGTAAAAAGACTTATTATAATAAATTGCATGAATATGAAAGGGGATTAAAGAATGCTCAATAGGATTGTTTTGATAGGCCGCATTGTCGCAGATCCTGAGTTACGGTATACGAGCTCAGGGGTGCCTGTGTGTAATTTTCGGATAGCCTGTGAAAGAAATTATACCAATCGGGACGGCGATAGAGATGTAGATTTCATTAATATAGTTACCTGGCGGGGATTAGCTGAAAACTGTGCCAGACACTTAGGAAAGGGGCGTCTTGTAGGCATTGACGGGTCGCTTCAAATTAGAAAATCAAAGAAGGATAATCGCACTTATATTAATCCAGAGGTTAAAGCTGATAATGTCAGATTTCTTGATTTTGCAAATAACAATAATCAGGAAAAGCAGCCGTCAGTATCAGATCAGCATAAAGAAAGAGTAGAAAAAACTTTGAAAAGAGAAGAACAAGACCAGGAATTTGATGATAACTTTAATGCAGATGATTTTGATGTACCGTTTTGAAAAAGGTGATTTAAGTGGCGGAAAAAATTGTAGGTAGTAAGATAACCAGAAGTAGATCAGAAAAATTAAATATGAAGAATGACTATATAGCTTTATTAGATGATGTAGAATTAGATTTTAGTTGGAGGCAGGAACAAATACCAAGGGTAATTAAGATGTGGGAGGAAGGTTATAGTCTGGAGAAAATCTCAATCGAAATGAAAAGACGAATAGAAGATGTTTTTATTCTTCTATATGATTTATCTTTGAAAGAGAAAATCAAAGCAAGAAAAGGGGGCCTATTTGGCAGCAGGGAGGACGAATAATGTTTCGTATTAGAGTAAGCAATCACGCTCATAGCAGGTGGACGGAAAGAGTCGGCAAGTTTTGGAAAAAGAATAAGATAGCGGGTTATATATCGACCCGCTTTCTCCCTAAGTTAAGGCAGGGAATTAAGCCGTATGTTATTAATAGACAATCGTTTTACTTATTTTTTACAGGGGAAATTAATGAGAAGTTAGTCTTTTCGGTGCTGACTCCTGATAGCAGCGGACTTTGGAGCGGGTGGTCGGTGGTTACCGTTATTACTGATGAACAGATAGACAACATTAATGGATATTATGATGTATTATATCAGGAGGTTACGGGAAATGAACAAAAAAGTAATCAAGCTGAAAGAATACAAAAAGTTAGCAAAGAGAAGGCAGGAACTCAAGAAAAGAGAGCGGGCGTTGATCCGATACCTGATGAAGTTAGCAAAGGAGGACTAATGGACCTTACAAAAATTAAGGAAGATTTGAGAGAAGATTATCCAGGACTGCCTAATTATATGATTGATAGGATAGCAGAGGAAGCTGCAGCAAAGGTAGAAGCAGAAGATGATTAATGAGATAGCCCGCTGGTTAGTAATGATATGCTTTATAGTAATGTTTATTGCTGCAGGTGGTAGCAAAAGGAGGTAGCTAATGAGTAGCACTTTAAGAGGATACGATAGGCATAAATCTGATTATTATGTAACACCTATAAAACAAATTGTGAAATTTCTAAATGAATTTCAAAAGATAGAAAAAATAAACGGGGTTATATTAGATCCCTGTGCTGGGGGGGATAAAGAACACACAATGAGTTATCCAGCAGCTTTAAAAGAAATTGGCGTAAAAAATAAAATAAAAACTGTTGATATAAGAAAAGACAGTAGAGCGGAAATAAAAAATGATTATTTAAAATTAGATTGTGAAGGTCTTTTTGATATAATTATTACTAATCCACCTTTTAATATAGCAAGAAAAATTATTGATAAATCTTTAAATGATGTTAAAGAAGGTGGTTTTGTTATAATGTTGTTAAGATTAAATTATTTTGGTAGCCAAAAAAGATTTGATTTGTGGAATAAGCATTTGCCTAAATATTGTTTTGTTCATCATAAAAGAATGAGTTTTACTGATGATGGGAAAACTGATAGCATAGAATATTGTCATATGGTTTGGCAAAAAGGACACAATCCAGAGTTCACAAAATTAAAAGTCATTTAGGAGGTAGTTAATATTACACGCTGGAATAACCTGACTAGAGAACAAGCCCGCAAGTTAGGGATAGAAGGCTTTTATGAGTTGCACCAAATGGAAATGAAGGAAGCCGACAGTATTAATGATCTATTAGAAAAACAGGAGAACAAAGAAAAAGACCAGGATTAAGCCCCTGGTCCTTTCTTTTTGAGTATAGCAGCCACCACCAATAGCCCGCCAGTTATCAATATATAATTAGTTATCGCTGTCATATTGTAAAGCCCTGACTAATTCTTTTGCTGCAGGCTCATCAATCTGGCCTGATAGCCATAGATCATCTATTACCTGTTTAGCTTCTTCTATCGCTTCTCTTTCCTTAATACCTGGTAGCTTATAATATTTATCTACCATTCTGCTGCCTGGGTCCTGGTGGCCGTTCATTATCTTAGACATATGAGATTTGCTGACGCCAATTAACTTTCCCATTTCCTGCTGGTTAAGATCTCTTTCCTTCATATATTCTTTAATTTTCTTTGTGATTTCGTGCATTTTTCCACCTCCTAGAATTAAAAAGTAGGTATAATTACCCACTAAAGAAAAACTTTTGCCTTGTAGAACGGGTAGTTTTGAGTGATACCCAGCACCTGGAGCAATTAACGCAAGTCTGCTGCATATTTTTCAAGAGTTTTCCAATCTTCATTTTCAAAAGCTGTTTTCATTTTGTCAGCTGGTTTGACTTCAAAAGGATCTGTTTCCTGCTTTTCAAATGCGACAAATACACGGTTCAGGTATAACCAGGCAATAGTTATCTTATTTTTGAAATCGTGGTCCCTATTAATATAGTCTAATAATCTTCTTTGTTCGTCATTAATTTTGTCAACATCAAGCCTGATAATCGGATTAGAGTTATATTTTGTCTTTTCATCGGTGTATATAGCCTGGTCTTTCCAAATCGCTGCAACTCTATCCCTTAGATAACCTCTGTCGTCAACCTTGTAGATATATGCTTTTCCTATTTCCTTATCAAAATCAGCTATAGTCATTTCTGCTGTTGCTGGGTCGTTGCTTTCTTGCCATTCTTCTTCCTCTGCCTGCATTAATAATTCGTCTATACTTAATAATGGACTTGCATTATCTTGATACCATTCAAACCCCTGCTCTTTTGCTTCCTCTAGGACCTTCTCCATCATAGTTTTTTCACGCTTAGTCATTATTATTTCCTCCTTTTGGATTGTTAGCAGCCAGCGGTTAACTGGCCGCTTAATTATTAATTCTTGTTCTGCTGTTCAACTCCTGCTAATAATTTGGATAAGTCGCCACATAATCAGCCCAAACTACAATCAAGTAATACCAAAACCCACCACCAATAACTGCAGCTAACAAGTATATAATCAGATCTTTAAGTTTTCTCATTTGCTCACGCTCCTTTGCTGATGTAATATTCAGGTTCTATGCTTTCAGCCTGCAGCTGTATTTCCTCCAGGACCTGCAGCACTTCCGCCAGTTCCTCAACGCTTCCAGTTCTGCCTAAGTCATTAATATGCCTGACTAATCTTTCTAATAACATTTGGCTGTATTCTTGCATTATTTTTGCACCGCCTTATAATTTTGATATTGATAGCTGTTAGTTAATTCCTCTGATAATCTCATTGCAATTTCTTTCAGGCTGTCGCTTGTAATATCGCTTGAAGGTAGGCCGTCTTTCTTGCTGATCCAGGTTAATTGATACTTATTTGACCGCTTAGCACAAGGCGAGAATATTAATATATAGTGCTTATTCTCAAATTGTGCAGCCCTGCTGTCAGTTATTACTTGCTGCAGATACTTATAACTTAAATCATAACTATAGCCGTCAAACTCCCATTCCTTTGGCTTCATTTCCATTACTGGTTTTTTTGAAAAATACTTTTCCATAATTTCACCCCTTTATATTTGATTTGAGAAAAATTAAAACTTAATGCAGCCTGCCAGTCATCAGGACCTGACAAGCTGGATAAATTCTAATTGTTATATCTTCTGATATATTCATTTCTAGCAGTTATTAATCCGTGTTTTAGTGCTTCATTTTCTTTGACTTCCTCTATTGTCAAACCTAAAGCGTCAAGGGTATCGTCAAACCTGCCTGTTATTATATATTCGTGATTGCCTAATTCATATAAAAACATATCTTTTATGAAATTTTCGCCTGTTTCATCTGCTGCAATAGATTGCTGGAGCTCTTTGTCGTGGGTTTCCATCATATTAATAAATTTTTCTTTATCATCTATTCGAATAAAACCACCTAATCCTATCCTGCAAACCTTGTCTGTATCCTCTGGACTTAATCCTGCTTCTTTCATAGCTTTTTCAAATTGTTTGTCATTAAAAGCGAAATAAAGCGGGAAATTATCAACCTCTGCCTGATGTTCTCTTTTCATTTTCTTGTAACTTTCATAAGTAGTCATTATTTAACACTCTCCTTTTAATTTTTTTCTAGCTTAAAAGCTAGCTCCTGCAGATCTTTCAGGACCTGCAAGAGTTAACCGTTAAGATTAAATTAAACCTTTTTCTTTGAAGCTGATATATTGACTGTCAGCTATAATAATATGATCTACAACATTAATCCCTAATATATCGCCACCTTTGACTAATTTTTTTGTTATACTAACATCATCACCGCTTGGTGTTGGGTCGCCGCTTGGGTGATTATGACATAAGACTATACCTGCAGCATTTTGCATTATTGCCCTTTGAAAAACTGTTCTAGGCTCTACAATTGAAGAAGAAAGGCCGCCTTTATGGACCTCAAAAACTCCAGTTATATTATTTTTGACATCTAATGTCGCCATTGCTAACACTTCCTGAGTTCTGAAATTCATTTCTAACACCTTGTTGAAAAATTCAGCTGCCACTATTGGATTGGTTATTTTTTCGTTGTCGATAACTTCGTAATCCACTTCGCTTTCTTTAACCAGCCTAATATCAAACTTTGTAATTTTCATTATTTAACACTCTCCTTTTAATTTTTTTCTAGCTTAAAAGCTAGTACCTGCTGACCTGTGAAGATCAGCAAGAATTAACTTTCAGTCTAATATGTTTTATCAAAGTACCATTTAAAGATGTTTTTTGCGGTTTGTCTATCCTCAATCTTCATTAGTAGTCTGTCGAAAACTCTTTCCATAGTTCCCTCTGTCCTTATATGCTGATTATTAACAATTACATTCAATTCGTGATAAGAGTCAACCCAAACTTGATACCCGCCTATTACTTCTACTTTGTCAGCCATTTCTGCAAGTCTGCCGAATTGATATTCTAGTTCTTCCAAATCAGGTAAACCTATTTCATTAATAACATTTAATACTGTTTGTTCTTCGTGGCTGTCTAACTGCTGTATTTCATAGACTAATGAAGTTAATTCCTTGTCTATCCTGTCCGCCAATTCAATAATTTTCTGCTTGTTTTTAATCATTATTATTTCCTCCTTGAAATGTTTTATTTTCATCTTGCAACTTCATTATATAGATAGTAGAGCAGTTATTCAACTTCTATATTTTAGTTTTAGAGCTGATTAGATTAGATTATAGCCGTCAAATCTCCATAATACTCTATTATTCTTAGTTATTTGAAATACATATAGAAAGCTATATTTTGCAATTAACAATATAAAAGCATATAATAATAGTAGAGATAGGACCTGCAGCAACAAGCAGAAAATTATTTCAGGATAGCGATAACCTGAGAAGGTTTTTCTCTGACTCTTGCAGCAGATCTTCAAAAAAGATTTGCGGAAAGAGGAAGAACTCTTTTCTTTCTTTATATATTTCTTTCTTTTCTGAGATAGAGATTAATATAGTTATTAAGATTATCTTATTAATATTAAGTAGGTGAAATTATGGCAAGACCACCAAAATATACTCCTGAAGAATTAGAGGAAAAAATTCAAAGTTATTTTGATAAGAAGTTAGACCCTGAGAAAAAAATTAACTTCTGCAGCATAAGAGATTTATGTGCTTTTTTAGAAATAGATAGGCAAACTTTCTATAATTATAAAAATAAGGCCAGTTATTCGGCAGTAACAAAAAAGGCTGAAAACACTATTTTGACTATTTGGGAGCAACAACTCTTTCTACCTGGGCGAAATACCACGGGAGCAATCTTCTATTTGAAAAACTTTGGAGGAATGGCAGACAGAGTAGAACATCAGCATCAGGTTAGTGGATCAATAGACTATAATAAGGTGGATAAGCTAGAAGAATTAGACGATAAGACCCTGCAGCAGCTATCAAAGGCGGTAGATATGATTGAGCAACGGCAAAATGCAGTAGATGTAGATGATATTGAGGAAGAATAGCCTATAATGAAGGTAAAATATTCGTAAAATCTATGTTTTGCGAAGTTTTTCAGTTCAGCAATATAAATGAAGGTAGGGGGAGGGGTGAGTCGGTATCGGTATCCTATAATATATATACCTCTATCAAACCAATATAAAATTTTAAAAAGGGTGGTTAATTTTGGAAATGGGAATGAGTAGCCAAAAACAAGGGACTTTAGGGGAAATAATTTTTTTGAAAGAGGCTGTTAAAAGGGACTTGAAAGTATCAAAGCCATTTAGCCATCATAATAAATATGATTTTATAATAGATGATGACGAAAATCTTTATAGAGTACAAATAAAATCTTGTAGAATGGAAGGGAAAGGTAATGGATATAGGGTTAGAATATGCAACGGGAATGGTAGTTATGGAAAGAAAAGTGCTTATGGCAAAAATGAAATTGATTTTTTTGGCATTTATCTAGTCCCTGTAGAAACCTGGTTTATAATACCTAGAAAAGCAACTGCAAATAATAAATCAGTATATTTGTTACCTAATGATAAAAGTTCTAAATATGGTAAATATCAAGAAAATTGGGGTTTTGAATATTTTTAGTACAAAGTGGAGGTTTGAAATCACTCAAATATATATTTTTTAGCTTTTAAAAGGGGTGTATTTATATAGAATAACCTTATAAAAGGGTTAACATAGGGAAATATACCTTTAAGCAGTAAAAAATCTTAAAAAGTGGTATATAGGAGGTTTGAGCAAGTGAAAGAAGTTGAACAAGTGCAGCCTATTATGGTAGCCAGGTGTCCTAATTGTCATTACACAGATGAAATAGATAAATACGAGCAATTTTGGCAGGAGTTTGAAGATGGGAAAACAAAACGAATGAAGATTTGCCCTAAATGTGGGATTGTATTTGCTCATAACATAAGATATATAGGCGACGAATTATATAGAGTCGCAGAAGGATTTGGGCTTATAGGAGAAAAGGACGGTTTTAGCAAATGAAATACAATGGTATGGAAATAGTGTCAGATGGTAGTTTAGACAGTTCAGAGAAGGAAACGGTAATAGTATTTGATAGGAGGACAGTATCAGAGGACGGCACTATGGATATTTCTAGCTTTGACAGGATAGTGGTCGAGCATTTACTCCAATCTCCTAATTTTGTAGTAAAAAAGCTGCACTATTCCTATGTAGAGGACGATATATGTATAGTTGGTGTTGATGGCAAACTTCCTTTAGGTCATTTAAGAATAAAGCAAGATTGTAAGACTCCAAATAATGTTAGTTTTACACTTTCAAAGCAATTTTAAGGAGGAAATAATGCCAAAAATTAATATGAGCACAGAGTCAAAAAAAGAAAATAAACAAAAAAATATGAATTTTGGTGAAGCATTAGAAAAATTAAAACAACGCCAAAAAGTAGCACGTAAGGGTTGGAACGGTAAAGGAATGTATATTACATTAATCCCCGCAGGTAATGCTATGTATCATGGTTATGATATGCAAGATTGTATAGGTATGAAAACAGCAGATGGAGTAATGCAGCCGGGTTGGTTAGCTTCACAAGCAGATATGTTGGCAGATGATTGGGAAGTAGTTTGATAATGCTAAGACTATTTAATGCTTTAATTTTAGCAGGAATGATAGCAGCGATAGTTATGTGGATTAGTGTTTAGGAGGTAAATATGGACAACGAGGAATATGCCAAAATGGTTATGAAAGAAGCTAAAAGTATGGACGATTTAGGAATGAGAATTGAAAAAATATCAATAGATGAATATAACAAGCGACAAACTTTAGAAGAAACGCTAAAGACTAATGTTACTACAGCTTTTGAAGTGCCAGAGGACTACTTAAATGACAGTTATAACGACCACCAGGCTGATATTTTTAGGTATGCGATTAGTCAAATCAATAAGGAGGAAGATAATATGCCAACAGTGGGTATGAGTGCAAGTGAGCCAAGAGAAATGTGGAGTATTTATCAGGTAATTGCTATTGAAAAAGAGAATTGTGGTACTGGTATCCCTGAAATTGACACTAAAGTAGTGGCTAAAAACGCTGAACACGCTAAAGGTTTGGCTGGAGTTAATACTATGCTTGAAAGAAATAACTTTGATAATACAAAAATAACGGTAATTTGCGATCATTTGGCGACAATTAAACCAGTTGAAGATGATGAATAGCTTAGAAGTGGCTATATCCGAAAATAAAGCTATTCAGGATAAGATCATAGATGTTGTAGCCGATTATGATGGGGAATTCGCAGCTGAATTAGATGATTTAGTAGAACATAAGATAAAAGCTGATGATTTAGACTTAGATAGGCTGCAGATAATGTTGACAAACTCTTATGACAGCTTTGAAGATTATTTTGTACTATATTTGGATAAAAGACCGATAGCAAAATACTGGATTGAAAGGAATTTAGATAGTTTAAAAGCTGAAATACATTTTAAGAAACTTTAAGCAATAAAGAGGGTAGTGAGAAGGCGTTGCATTAAGTGTCGCAAACTCTCCGTATAAGGCCGCCCTCTTTATATAGATTTAGGAGGTAATCATTAAATACTTATTAGTACCAGCTGGGAAAGAAAAACAATGGCTAAAATGGCTAAATGGTGATTTTTCTAGCAATGAAAAAGAAGAAAGAAGGGTTAATATGGGTAGATACAGACCAAAATTAGTAGGTAAAGCCGACACAAAATTCGGTCATTTAGTTAATATCAAGAATTTATTTATGGCTGGGGCATATAAACGGCTGCAGCGTGAAATTAAAATGCTGAAAGAGGTATAAATATGAGTAAAAATTTTAGAAAATTGCTTGATAAATCAGAAACATTACACGATATAATTTCTACTTCTGCTTTTCCAATTGATATTAACGAAAATGAAAAGGATTATTTAACAGACAAACAAGCGGCAAGGATTGGTAGGGAATTAATTAACTATTTGAAATCAACAAATAATAATTGGTTTATTATTAATATATCAGCACCAGGTTGGGAATTTATTAGAGAAATGCCAACAGAAGAACACAGGATAGATTTGACAATGCTTCCGTTAGATTTTGAAGATAAAGAAAAAGTTTTTGATAGTTTAAAGGGTGAAAAACAATGAGTAAACAGCGTAAAATAGAAAATTTGCAGAAAAAATTGCTTAAACAGAAGTATAATGCAGGTAATTATCCGCAGTTAAAGCAGTTTGAGCGTGAAAATATAGCAAAAAGCGAAGCTATAGGAATTATTGAGCAGAGAATAGATAACGATTTGGAGGAATAGATGAAATATAAAGTGGGCGACAGAGTTTGTTCTGTTTGTGGCGGCAATTTCTTTTCAGGTACAGCGACAAACACAATGCTTGACGGAAATATTTGTGTTGAGTGTGTTATGGCGTATTATAGGCTGCTCTTTTCTTCAAGAAGGAGGTTTAATGTGGAGGAATTTGTAAAAAATGGCGAAGATATATCAGAAGTTATCGAAATATTAGAAGAAATTGATTTAGAAATAGAGGAAGCTGATTTAAACGGTGTAAAAATAGATAGATTATTTTTAGGAAAGAATGTTCACGAAAAACTTTTAGCAGCGGAAGATTTTTTTATACACGGTGTAGGTGATGGCAAATTAGAAAATAAAGTTTTAAAAAGTTATAGAGGAATACCAGTAGTTATATTAGAGGGCGAAAAATACAAAGATGATATAGATTTTTCTATATTTTAGGTGGTTAATATGGCTAATGCTAAGGAATTACAGCAAAAATTAGATGATTTAGGCTTAGGTTTAGATTTAAGAGATCCAACTGATAGAAAAATGGTGCAGTATATATCTCATAAGAAGAATAAAGCTGATTTTATCGAGGAATTTGTGCATATCGAGGATAAAGACTCCGAAGATATAGTTATTCCTTTCAAATTGTGGGACGCTCAAAAGGAATTATTAGATTTATTTATTAATGAGAATAGAGTTGTTACGCTTAAAGCCCGTCAGTTGGGTATTACCTGGCTTGCTTTAGCTGATACAGCCCACGATTTATTGTATAATCCTGGGTTTTCTGCTAATACTATCTCACAGACCGAAGGTGATGTTAAGGAATTAGTCAGAAGAATGGGCTTTATTTTCAAATATATGCCGAATTGGCTAATTGTCGATAAAAAAGGCGAAAAAGAGGATAAAAAAGAGAACATTACTGGTATTATGTACGAGCAGCATAAGCTGGATATAATTATTCATCACCCAGGCGATAAAGAGCCTTCTGTTTTTAAAGGTTTTACATCTTCTCCTGGTGCTGCTAGATCATTTACAGCAAATAAGGTAATAATGGACGAGTGGGCTTTCCACCCTTTTGCAGAAGAAATATGGGAAGCGGCTTATCCTACCATTAACCGTGCAACTGGTGGTAAAGTTATCGGTATTTCTACTGCTGATAAAGGAACTTTGCACGAAGATATATGGCAGAACGCTAAATGGGAGTTTAAAGGGGAAAAAGGTAGCGGTAAAAACTCTTTTGTTGGTATGTTTATACCCTGGTATGCTCACCCTGACCGTAATCAGGAATGGTATGACAGGACAGCTGCAGATATTCCTAATTCAGTTAAGAAAGAGTATCCTGCTTCACCTGCCGAAGCGTTTTCTGCTGGTGCTGGAGCTATGTTTCACGAATGGCGGCCAGATATTCACATTCCTTACGGGCAAGAATGGTATCCACCCGACAGTTGGCGTATAGTTATGGCCTATGATGGTGGGTATAATAGAGCAGCAGCTGGTTGGTTTGCTATTTCTCCTGATGGTTGGGCTATTATGTACCGAGAATATTATCCTTTCCACAAAACTGATCCAGAACAGGCCGAAGATATACGAATGTTATCAAGAGATCCTAACGGTGTACCTGAACAGATAGATTATATTGTAGCTGATACTTCTTGTTGGGTTAAAAATCAGGATACAGGGAAAACTACAATAGATATTATGGAAGAACACGGACTAAGACCCTGGCGACAGGCAGATAAAGACAGGATTATGGGTTGGCGAAGATTTCACGAGTTTATCACTCCTATTAAGGACGAGCAGGGAGAATATGTACTTGATAGAAATGGCGAGCCACTATGTAAATTAAGATTTACTCAAAGCTGCAGTAATACTATTCGTATTTTTCCTGGACTTAAAGTCCACCCTCAAAAGCCAGATGATTTAGATAACGGGCAAGAGGATCACCTTCACGATATGATTAGGTATTACTGTATGTCAAGACCAAGACCGAAGATGAATAATAAGACTAGAAAGAAGTTAAGGGAAGCTAGAAAACGCAGAATTAAGCCTATATCATCTTCTACAGGCTATTAAGGAGTCTATTATGTATGATGATTATGACGGAGATACAGCCCAAATACTTGTTGAATATGCTAAATGCTGCAACACTCCCGAAGATGACGGGTATATGGCTATGTGGTGTTCAGTTATCTTTGATTTAACGGCTACAGAAGGTGTCAGATTAGTTGAAGCCCTGCATAAAAGGTTGTAAACTAAAGTTTGCAGTTTGCAAATTATTTAATTTGGTGGTATTCTTAAAGTGAGGTGGAAGACAATAGAAGAATTAAGATGTAAAAATTGTAATAAAGTATTGGGAAAAGCCGATTTTGAAGGTGTAATAAAGAAAAAATGTCCTAGATGTAGCAGTATGAACATATACTTTCAGCGTTTAGGAGGAAAAGTTTACTCATTTTTGGAACATAAAGAAAAATAATCAAGCGGCTCAAGCAGCCCCTACTATCAGGTAATAACTGGTGGTGGGGGCTTTTTCTATTTATACAGTATTGTTTTAAGGAGGGTTATTATGCCAATGGGTATGGGACAACCACCACAACAACCTGGAGGTCCAGGAATGGCGGCTGGTCCTCAAAACGGAGGACAAATGCAACAGCTGCAGCAAAGATTATCTCAAATGGATCAACAGCAATTAGTAATGTTAGCTATGCAGCTTATTACTAGATTGCAGCAGGTAGAACAAGCAGGGGCAGGACCACAAGCACCACCACAACAACCACAGCAGCCGAGAAGGTGATTAAATGATTTTTAACCGACCAACTACATTACAGCAGGACGCAAGCGACTTATTCCAGGAACAAATATCGCTATTTAATCATTTTGACAGTTATCGTAGTCAATGGGACGATATGGCGGTTAGATGGTATAAGCAGGTTGTTGGCTATAAAGAAAAGTTTAGGGAAAAGGACGAGGAAGAAAATCACAGATCAGATATTCATATACCTAGAGCCTATCAGATTGTAGATACTATTCGGGCAAGGTATGTAATGGGATTATTTAAATCTCCACCTTATATAGATTTTCTGCCTAAGCCGACAAATTTCGACAGATTTCCTATGAATATGGCAGAAGATAAAGCGAAGGTGGCTGCTTCTTTAGTTAATGAGCAGTTGGATAAAAACAACATAGTTTCTAAATACTATGATTATATAACTTCTCTATTAATCTTCCCTTTAGGAATTATGGGCGTTGGGTGGCGATACGAGGAAGATTTTGTAAAGAAAAAAGTACCAGTACCCGAGATCATTAGAAATCAATTTGGAGTACCTCAATATACAGGCAGGCACATATATCAGACCAGGCAGACCAGAGAAGCAGTTTGGGACGATAACGAGATAACTAATATAGATTATTTCGATTTTTGGCCTGACCCTAAAGGTACTAACTTAGACGATTGTCGAGGAGTTTTCCAAAGGGAATTTGTTACTATAGATCAGTTAAAAAGTCGATTAGAATTTTTAGATTATTTAGATGAAGGAAGAATTTATCTAAGAGATCTTAAAGAATTACAGGAATTACAAGGTGCAGCCAACTTAGAACACGGCCGAGATAAAAGAATGTCAGAGATAGGTTTTTCTTCTGGTGATGTTGATATTTTCAGCAATAACGATTATAAGTCTAACAAAAATTCAGAGTTAGAATTATTGCACTATTGGGAAGATAACAGGCATTGTATAACAGTCAACAGGCAGAAAACTATTTATGACGGACCTTCTCCTTACTGGCGACACAGGAAGAAACCATTTGTAGTAGGCAAATATGACAGATTACCTTCTGAATTTTACGGAATGAGTGCAGTACAGGTCATTTCTGATATTCAAGAAGAAGAAAACACTCTCCATAATCAGCGTACAGATAATATTAACTTTATTTTAAATAAGATGTGGAAAGTTAGACGAGGGGCAGACATTGACGAGTCCGAGTTGGTATCAAGACCACACGGGATTATTTATGTTGACCGTCCAGAAGATGTGCAGGAATTTGATATGACAGATGTAGCTTCTTCTGCTTTTAATCAGCAGGGTATTCTAAAAGGTTTAGCTGAAAATGCACTTGCGACTCCACCTGTTATGCAGGGAGCGGAAAGTACAGGCGACCAAACAGCAACAGAAACTATGAAGCAAACATCTAATGCTGGAATGAGATTTGAAGTTAAGCAAAAAATATTCGAGGAATTGGGTATTAAGCGTTTAGCACACTTAATGGATATGAACAATCAGCAATTTATTGATAGCGAAAGGTTAATTAATATTCCATTTGAACAAGGCAACGCTTGGCGTGCTATTGATACAGGTGATTTAATAGGTGAATTTGATTACAGGCCAGCAGGAACTAATGTTGATCCTGCAGCTAATAAAGATGTAAGACGAGAACAATTAACTCATATGCTTCAAATGTTATTACAGTCTGGAGTACCATTCGTTAATTACAAAGAATTATTTGAAGAATGGTTGAAGGCTTTTGATATAGAAAATGCAGAGAAATTCTTATTGTCGGACCAGGAAATAGCTATACAGCAAATGCAACAGCAACAACAGGCTGCTGCAGAGCAGGGAGGCAATAGACCAACAGCTGCCCAGCAGGCTGATAATGCAAGTACAGGTAGAGCAAGAGGAAGAAGGCCACAAACTGAAAGAAACCCTAGTCAACAAGCGTCAGGACAGGTGAGATAATGGACGATAAACAGCGTGAATTAAGAGAAGTCGCAACATTGGCACAGTCGACAGGTTGGGAATATGTCAAAAAATTTATTGAAAAGCGTATAGGCGTTATTGAAACTGACCTTTTAGAAATGGAAGAACTGGAATTGGTGGAAAGAATAGCGTTGCAGAAGGAAAGAAAATCGTTGAAATCAGTCTTGCAGTATGTTGAGAAACGATTTAATAAGGCGTTAGAAACTTAGGAGGTCAATAAATGGGATTATTCGGTGAAAATGCTAACGAGGGTAATGTAAGTGCAGAAAACCCTTTAGGCATTGAGCAGGCCCAGGAGCAGCCTGGACAACCTGCAAATGGTGAAGAATTTGAAGGCGAAAACCAAAGTCAGCAGACAAATTTAGAAGAATTGGCACAGCAGGCAGACGGAAAACACCCAGTTAATCAGCAAAAATCGACAGATTATGACAGAAAAGTTGATTATGTAAGAGAAAAGTTTAAGTCAGCAGAAGAATTTGAGAAAAGTATAAATGAATTAGAACAGAAGTTAGGCGTTACTGAACAAAAGCAAATTTCTAATCCAGAAGAAGCAATTAATTACTATATGGAATTAGAACAGCGTTTAGGCCAGACTTCTAATGTGGATCAGACCAGACAGCAGTTAAGTAGATTAGAACAGGAAAACCAAAGACTAAGACAGATGTATTTAATGCAACAACAGCAGGCTATGCAAAACCCGCAAAATATGCAGCAGCCTAGAAGGGACCCTCAAACCGGCCGATTTGTCAGTCAACAACAGGTAAATAATCAGCAGAATTTTAATCAACAACAGCAGCAACCACAACAGCCACAGGAAAATACAGGTTTAACTTTAGATGATGTAATGGCAGACCTTAACTTTGATGTATCAGCTGATGAAGCAATTAATGAACTTTATGAGAAAGGCTATAATTCTGATGTTTTCAAAAAAGTTGTAGCAGAAACTTCTCTAAAGACAGCTGAAAAATTAGTTGAACAGAAATTTAATGAAATGCAGCAACAGCAACAGCAGCAAGAGCAGTTTAAACAGCAGAAAATGCAGCAGGCACAACAGCTGAATACTAATTACCATTCACAGGTGGACCAAATTAAGCAAAAATATGGGGAAGACACTTTTGAACAGCATAAAGATGATGTACTTAACTTTTTCAAGCAGTACCCTATGTATTTAGATCCTCAAATGTTTCCTAATGGATTTGAAATTGCTTTTAATAATGTCCGCACTATGAATAACCAGTATCAGCAGCAACAGCAGAATATGCAACAGGCACAGCAGTATAATAATGCTCAAAAACAAGCTGCTAGAATACCACAATCTCAACATAATAATAAATTGAGATTTCAAAATAATATGAGTCCCGAGGAAGAAATTAGGCAAAATATCTTCCACACGAATGATAAAAGACAAGGGATATTTGGCTAGCTGACAGGAATTTTAGGAACACCCTGCGGCAGCCAATAAAATATAAAGGAGTGTAATTAAAATGGCAGTATTAGATTATAACGGTCGCAATATTTGGACAGGAACAGATGGAACTCCTGTTACTACTTACAATATTGACTCTGACCGCAGGGATATTGATGTATCGAATGATATAGCCCAATTAATGCCAGAAGCAACACCATTTTTAAGTATTTTAATGAGGGCTAGAAAAGTACCTGTAAATTCAATGGAATTTATTTGGTATGATGAAGAAGAACAAGTTTGGTGGACTAAGCTAACTGCCAGTTATTTAGCAGGAACAGCACATACAGAAGAAGTTATCTCTTTAGCTGACGCTTCATTTATCAGACCTAAAGACTTGCTGAAAAACGGATCAACAGGCGAGATTATGTATGTTAAGTCTAAAGCTGGTAATGATGTAACAGTTGAGAGAGGTTATGGTTATGACGCTCAGGCTTCTAGTGGTACTGACGCTGTAGCTTCAACTGGTACAGATGATAACATTATGAGAATGTCAAATGCTATGGAAGAAAACTCTAATGCACCTGAAACACACGCTACACAGCCTAATAAGCTATTTAACTATGTTCAGACCTTCCGTACACCTTTTGACGCTTCAATGGCTAATCAAATTGAAGGTAAAAGAGCAGGAACTGACACTAGAACTAGACTTAGTAAGATAAAAGCAGTAGAACACCGAATTGATATTGAAAAGCAAATGATGTTTGGTGAAAGATACGAAGATGTATCTAATAAAGTGAGAATGACTGGTGGACTTATTCAGTTTATCAAGTCCAATGCTTATGATGTAGGAACTACAAACGGAGGTACATTGTCAGAAGCTGAATTTGAAAACTTCTGCGAAATGGCTTTCGATTGGGGTAGTAAGCGTAAGTTATTCCTGACTTCACCTAGAATTGGTAGTATTATTAATCAATTTGGTGCAAGCAGAATTGAAACTACATCTGGAGAAGAAACCTACGGTATGAGATTAAGACGATTGATCTCCTTCCACGGTGATGTAATTATCGCAACAACTAAGCTATTCGAGAAAGATTATGCTCATACAGGCTTAATGCTTGATATTGAGAATATCGACTATCGTCCAGCTGGCGGTAATGACTCTAAGCTAAGAAAGAATATCCAGGAGAATGACAAGTTAGGCTGGAAAGATGAGTACCTAACAATGGCTGGATTAAGAGTAAGACTGGAAAAAACACACAGTATTTTAACTGGTGTTACAGGCTAATATACAACAGAATAAGGGAGGGTAATTCCTCCCTTTTAATTATATCAAGGAGGAAATTAAGATGGCTAAAAGAGGACCTAATGGTAAATTTAGACCAGCTATGGCAGAAAAACCAGCAGTATTTGCAAGTGTAGGAAAAGGAACTTGCGGCTTTAGAAATTTAGTTTTAGTTATGGATACAGCAGTAACAAGTAAAGACCCGAATGTTGAGAATAAGCGTGGCAGGCGTTTAGAATTTGGACCTGACGGAAAGTTAGAAACTAGAGAAACAGAAGTTATCTCATTCTTAGAATGGAAAGTAAAACACCCTTCTCCTTTCAGCAGAATTACTAAAATTCAAGAGGAAGTTTACGAAGGTGAAGAAGAAGAAAAAGATAAAGATAAATCTAAATCAAAATCTAAAAAGAAATAAGAAGGTGAATACAAATGGCTAAAGTAACGGTCCAGGGAGATAAAGCGGGCAAAGCTGCTGCTGTTACTCCTTCTGACACAGAGGATATAATGCCTACAAATGGCATTTATGTTGGTGCTGCAGGTGATTTACAAGTTACTTTGAAAGGTATGCCTGACGGAGAAAGCATTGTATTTAAAGGATTAGTTGCAGGTATGATCCACCCAATTAAAGCAAAAAGAATTTGGGCTGCTTCTACTACAGCGACAAACATTTTAGCAGTATATTAGGTGATTTTATGAGAATATATAATGGAATAGGTATAGGTTTAAATTTTTCTGCTGGTGATGATTTTCCTGACGAACTTTCGTTTTCAGAAAGTACAGGATTGGATATATCAGTATCGACTAGCTGGCAAGAAATCATAAGATTAACTCAAAACGAAACTGAAACTACTAATCTATCAACTAGCATAGATAATATTGTTTGGGAAGCTGTATAAAGGACTGGTGAGTATGCAGGAATTAAACTGGAATAACGATAACGAACAAAATTTAGAATTTCCAGTCCATTATTGGAATTATATCGAGAAAATGTTTTCTCAATTTGGTACAGGTGAGCATATCGTTACTAAAGCCTATGAAACTGATAACGATTATTTAGGCTTCACAGATGATTATGATTTCTGTTGGGGTGCTGTTAATGAAGGCGAAGGTTTACCAGTACAACAATACCCTGATGATTGGGAAATAGATGATAATTCTCAAATAGAATATACTCAAAAAGACTATGGTTTTACAGAATACACACAAGAAACAGGTAGATTATGGGGAGTATATGTTGAAAGTATAGGTAAAATATTTCTTCTTAGAGCCAATGAAGAATTAACAGATTGGGATAGAAACGAGTTATTAACTTTTGCACCTTCTGGTAGTCAAAAGCCTTCTATTGAATTTAATAAAAACGGAAATTATGAAATAGCAGTAGAAATTAAACCAGCAGGAACAGAAATTAGGGAAATATGGCTTTTGAGTCCTCCTTATGCTGATGAAGGAATTAGGCAAATTTGTGATGGCAGAACACCACATTTAACTTTAAATCACGATAAAGAATTAGTTTTATTTTACACTAATCAAGAGCAAACTAGAATATTTTATAGATTAGCTGCGGAAAGTTTTAATACAGAACACGAAGTAGGAGGAATATTTGAGCCTGAAAGACAGTTAAATTTAGTTCAGTCTTTTAAAGTCTTTGAAAAATATGAAACTCCTGCCCCTTATGATGTGTTTAAAAGTGAAAGTTATGGGTATAAAGGTAAATTAATAGTTTTTTATAAACGTGATGATGATTATAAACCTTATAAATATGCTTTAACTGAAACTCTTTTTGATTATGAATTTTTATATAAAGAGCCTGTTTTTAATTATGGTCCTTATAAAGAAAATACAGCCTTAGATATAAATTTAGGCATTGAATGGCTTAATGTAGTAGCTGCTAAATTAAAACCTGTAGATACTACAAACTTGGACATTTCATTAGGTATTGAATGGTTAGAAATAGAACCGTTTATTTTAGAGCCTGTAGAAAATACAGAGTTAGATATAAGTTTAGGTATAGAATGGTTAGAAATTACAACATTAACAGAAAATAAAACAGAAAACACTAATTTTTCAATTGGAATAGATTCAATCTTATGGCTGGAGGTTTAAAATGAGTAAAATTAATATACCTTTAAATTTTGAAATAAAAGGTAGTATAAAAAGTCTTAAATTAATAGACACAAGAACAGGCGAAGTTGCAGAAAAAAGAGAAAATATAAAGAATATGTTATTAAAAGATTATCTTGATAGTCTTTTATCAGATGATTATGCTTTTTTTATATGCAGAAATGTATCACAAAACGGCTCATATCCTAAATATTGTAATATAGGAGATAATGGCACCAATCCCACTATAAATGATAATGCTAATTTATCAAATTTAGCTACTGTTGAGTTAGATAGCGTAAATAATTATTCAGAGTCAGAGCCTTTCTACGGGGAATATAGTTATCTTTTTCCTGCTGGTGTAGGTACAGGCACTATAAGAGAAATTGGTATAAGTTCATCATCACACGAAATATCAAGACAAATATTGAGTAGCCCTATAATTAAAGAAGATTATCACGAGTTAGAAGTAGTTTGGAAATTTGAATTAAACAGACCAGGGACAATAACACAAACTATAACCGAAGGTCAAAAAGACGGAGTTACAGATGTAATTGCAAATATTTATATACCTGACTCTGCTTGGGATAGATACTCTAAAAATGAATTTGTTAGAGCTAATAATTCATCTGGTTCCTCTGACCCTAGTTATAACCCTTTTGGTGCACTTTTTGGTTTTTCTAATCATTCTTATTTTAATGATTACGGTGGAGTTAAAGTTGGTGATAGTAACATTGCTTCCGATTTAATAAATGATGATGATTATACCATAAAAGGCAATGAATTATTTAGTGGTAACGCTGATTTTAAAACTCCTGACCCTTATGTTAATGGTAGTTTTGAAAGAAAGATAAGATTAGGTTTTGATACCGCAAGTGCAAATGGTAATATAGGTGAATTTTTAATAAGATCAAATAATCATCTTAATGGTTTCGGTCTGTTTAGAGCAACTTTTGATCCTCCATTAGATAAAACTTCCAATTATAGGCTGTATTTAGATTTTACAATTTCAATATCTGATGGCAATAACCCATAGAGGGTGATTAAATGAATTTTGTAGAAAAAGGAGTTTACGGCGATGAAAATATGCCTGATGTTAATAATTTTCGTGCATTAGCATTGGCAACAAGAGAAAGCCTAGATATTGATATTTCAGAAGCGTTTACAGTATTAGATAAAATAAATTCAGGCAAAATAAGCTGGTTTAGTCGTCCTATTCAGGGAAATGAGATAGAAATACTAACTTCTATGGACAGCGGCAGCAGCTGGGATAAAATGATTAACGGACAGTATATACAGAATGTTAAACAGCTAAATGATGACCCTTTTATCAAACTGCGGTATGTTATCAGAAGTTATATATCTATGATAATACCAGAAAATAGTCCAAAAGTTTTTTCAGTAGTGATAACTTTAAGTGATAAAGAACAAAATACATGGGATAAAGAGGTAAAAATACCATTAGAGTGGAATGAGGTGAGCTAAATGACAGGTACAGAGATACAAAGTTATGTAGAAAGCAGGTTAGGAAGGACATTAAGTCCTGATGATATATTGCTTGCTATAAATGAATGTTTAGACGAAATAGCTGATTTAGCCCTTCTTTATGCAACAATAGATTTAGATGTTACTGACGGCACTCAATGGTATGAACTGCCAGAAGATTTTTCAACAATAGAACATCTGATTATCTATGACAACGGAGAACATTATTATGAAGGCTGGATATATAGAAATGGTAGTATAAGAATACCTGACGCTGGAAGTTATAAGATAGTTGCAAGAAAAATGCCTGATTATATTACTGATATAGCAGAACCTATTAATAACCTTCACAGAATGTATAATAATGCTGTTAAATATTATGTATTGGGCTGGATAAGAGAAAATGAAGATTTAGACGATCAGATTTCAGAAAAATATTATCAAAAATTTACTGAAAAAGTACAGAGAGCAGCCGCAAGTTTAATATCTACAAAATCGCCAGCTAAAGTGCAGGTGATAAGACGTGCCTAATACTATTCAACAATTTGCTGACGCTGATTTTAATATGGGATTAAATGTTGATATACCAGATATAATGAAAACTAATGAAGAATTAACTGTAGCTGAAAACTTAGAGGTAATGAATAGAGGTGGTGTCCGCAAAAGAGGTGGATTAGAAAATGTAAATACCACAGCTTATACAGGACGAGTAACACAACTGTTTGAGTGGCCTAGAGATGACGGAAACATTCATTTAATGGCTATTATTAATAAAGAATTGTGTGATTTAGCAGGTGATGGTAGTTATACAGCCATTAAAACTTTAAATTCCGATAGAGTAGCATATTTCTTCTTACAGGACAAGTTATACTTTATTGATCCTGGTACTGAATACTATGTATATGATGGCTCAACAGTACAGGCAGTAACTCCTAATCCTGATAGTGAAAATAATTTAGCACCAATTAAGAATTGTCAGTTTGCACATTATCATTCTGAAAGCAACAGGATATTTTTTGCAGGTAATCACGAAGATTTAAACGGATTATATTACAGCGAATATTTAGACCCCACTTTTGTTAAGGGAACAAGCGTTGTTTATCCTACAAGAGCAGAAGGGCCAATATTAGGCCTGTCAGTATTAATGGACGCTATTATAGTAGGATATAGACACGGTAGCTGGATATGGAGGGGGATAGACCCTGCAGCAGATGCTATTTGGGAGAAGTTGCCTACAGCACACGGACCGATAAATGGAGACGCCTTTGCTTTAACTACAGCCAGTTTATCTATGGTGTCAGATGATGGTATATTTGCATTATTACCTTCTATCATTGGTATTTCAATGGAAAATGAAGCAGATCAGAATTATATAGCAAATATCACAAAGGATAGAGTTAGCAGTATAATTAAAAATTGCACTAACAAACCAGCTATAAGAACAGTATTCCATTCAGAAAGCGGTAGGTTTATGATGGCTTATTCTGACGCTGCAGATGGAATAAACAATAAAATTTTAACTTTTGATTTTGATACAGCAGCCTTCTCAATATACACAGGAATACAGGTAAATGATTTTTGTCAGCTTCAAAATGGCGACCTGTACGCTGCTAGCGATAACTTCATCTTTAAATTTACTGATGATAGTACAGAAGATATAAAACCAGATGGAACAGCTTCTATAATACCTTTTAAGATGAGAACTGCTAAATATAATTTTGGCAATCCATTCTTAAAGAAAAATGTCCATAAAATATTTATAATTTTTAAGAATTATGGAGAAATACATGAATTAAAAGTTAGTCTTTATGTAGATGATACAAAACAGGACGAATTTATACTTAATGGCGATAATAGTGATAATGAAACAATAACTAAGAGAATTAAAACTTTATATTCAGGTAATAATTTTCAACTTGAAATAGAGAACACGCAGTATTCACCAGCTGAAATTTACGGTATAGGCTTCTACTATTCAGAGGCAAATACTGGAGGAGGTCAGGTAACCAATGCCTAAAGCAAGACGGGTTTCAAGAGCGAGAGATAAAAGAGCAGATTTGCAGCTGCAGGAAAATATACAAAGTTCAGATAAACCAGAACCACACGCAGATACTCATGCCCAATCTGGTAATGACACGGTTTCTCCTTCCAGTATTGGGGCTGAAACTCCAGCTGCAGCACAGGCAAAAGCAGACTCGGCAGAAACAGCAGCTAAAGATTATACTGATACTCATGAGTTGAAAGATAATCCTCATAGTGGATCTGCTAGTAATACTGATATAACTAATTTACAGCAGCAGATAGATGATTTAGAAGCAAGGATAACAGCATTAGAGAATGTTTAAAGGAGGGATATTATGCTAGGTGCATTAATAGGAGGGGCATTGTTAGGTAGTGCATTGAGTGGCGGTGGCAGCGAGCCTAAAGCACCACAAAAAATGTCTTATGATGAAGCATTAAAACAAGCAGAGGACGCTTTAAGACAACCTTACCAGGATAACAGAGAACAAGTAATAAGTGATATTAACAGAAATATGGTATCTAAGGGTTTTTACGGTCAAGCACCTGGAGATTATTTAAAACAGGACGCTATGACTGATATGGAAAACGACTATCAGACACAAAAATCAAGATATGCACAAAATTTAAGAAATAGCAATTATGCAGAAGCATATCAGCAATATACTCACGAATTGCAGCAGTATAATCAACCTGATCCGTTTTGGAGTATGCTGGGTACTATGTCTGGTAGCTTTTTAGGCAGCCCAGGCGGTTCAAATATGATTGCTAATTGGCTGACAGGATAGGAGGGAGGATAATATGGGCTTAGGAAGTGGTTTTGGCTATGGAGGCTCGACTATAGACAGAACAAATTATAATAGTGGTAATAGTAGAAATGATACTGCAAATAACAGTTATAGTAAAAGCAACAGAAGTGGAAGCAGTAATCGCTATTCATCAAACACACCAACAAGTACAAATAATGTTTTTAGTCATAAAGGGGAAAGTGGAAGTAGTAATCGTTATTCATCAAACACACCAACTTTAAATTATGCAAATGATAAACAAAATATTTTAGAAAATGCACCTTCTAAATCAATTACAGAAAGCTATAAAATAGCAGAAAATCCTAATCCTTTTATAAGGGACGTTATGAGTATAGGACAGAAATACAATACTTATCAAAGGCAAGTAGCAAACCCTGAATATAATAATTATATTCAAAATCAAAATCAAAAACAGACTAATAGATATAATAATATCAGCAATAAATATAGGGGGGCAATTGATTGGAGTCTTTTAAGAATGAGTAATTTTCAAAACGAAAGCACTTTAAGTAGTATTTTTGGTAATACAGGTAATAATTTTATGAATAATTCCACTAGTTTATCTTTAGCAAAACGGGCTTTATTCGGATAAGGAGGTGAGCATATGCCAGGTAATGCTAGCGATTTTTTAACAGGTTTTATGCAAGGTTTTAATCAAGCAGGCGGTATGCAAAGAGTATCTAATTGGGCTGCTAAAAAGTCAGGAAGTTATGATATATTTCAGGACCCTTACGCTATGCAGGCTTATAGTCAAGCCAGGCAGATAGGTACTCCTGCAGCACAGCAGGAATTTGTAGATAAGTACGGTCAATATGTAGATACACAGGAAGGTACAACTCCTACTGAAATGTTTTTTGGTAAAGAAAACCCTACTTATATGGGTATGAATAAAGGTCAATTTATGAACACAGCAGTCCAGGCTTTAAGCAGCGGTCAATGGGACGAAAATGAATTTGGCAATATTATGTCAGTTGCAAGTGAAGCGTACGGCGAAGATTTAACTAATAATCCTTTCCTTTCAGCTTTTATGCAGGAACAGCCAGATGAAAAAACTAAATTTTTGAATGACTCCTGGACACAAGCTGCTTTTCAGGGAAATGAGTTCGCACAAAATTTAGTATCTCAAGAATATGGAGATTTTTTGTCAAATTATGTTGATGTACCAGAAGAATTTGTTAATCCTGATGAAAGAGCAAGCTATATACAAAATGAAATATTTTCTCAGCCAGAAGAAGGACCCAGTTTTTATGAAAATATAAATAATCCGATAGAATTTTTAGCTGCACGAGCCGCTTTAGACGAAAATTATAATTTAGAAGGCGAGATTGCTAATTATAATGCAGCTAGAGAAACTACAGCAGATGATATAACAGCACAAATGGTAAGAACTTATATGGAACAAATGCAACCTGAACAGGAAAGATTAATTAATTTAGGCGAGCTCGGGCTTCCTGGCGGGGAAATACCAATTGATGACGCTAATAAATTAATGGGTATTTTAAATACAGCTTTAAACTACAGGAAATTTAATCAGCCTCAAGGACAAGATTATGGTCCTATGATTAATGGTGCTCCTTTTGGAGTAGAAGGACAAATACCATTGAAATATGGAAGCGATTATGCTGCATTAATAAGAGCAATGAATGGCGGCGGTCCAGGCGGCGGACCAGGTGCAGGTAGTGTGGATATAAGCCAATGGCCTATCATTAATTATGATGAAGAAGGTCCAATAAGAAGAAACCCTGATACTGGCTTTTTAATGCGGGACGCTACTATTCCTTATGTTAATAAAGACGGCCAATTAGTTCAGGCTATTGGCGATGAAGAAATGGGATACGAATATCAATATCACGATACCTTCGTACAACCACAAGGCGGTGGCGGCGGCGGAGGAGAAGAAACCGGCGGTTTTTGGAATAATTTTTTCTCTGGATTAACTGATGAACCTGCTTTTAGCCCAGGAATAAGTGGCAATATAAATCAACAATATAATAATAATATAAATGATATAGAAAATAATTTAACAGAACAAGCGATTGTTGACGCTTATAAAAATACTTTTAATATGACAGAAGAACAATTACTAGAACAATTCCAGGCTAATAAAAACAATGTCCAATTCGTAAGTGATTTTGAGAATACAAATAATATTACTATAGAAGAAATGATTAATTACCTAAGTAATAATGGGGTGGATTAAATGGCTAAAGCAATACCTTTTCCAGGTATGGAAGAAGAAAAACCAAAAAACAATATAAATGTTAAAGCTATACCTTTTCCTGATATGCAGATGAATACAGAACAAAATATCAGCCAGCCAGTTAATCAACCTCAACCGAAGTATAATGATGGAAATATATTTACTGATACAGCAAAAGATTTTTCAGGAGGATCAGCAAGGCTATTTGGTAATATAGCAAAAGGTGCTAGATGGCTGGGTAAATTCGTTTATTCAGCTGCAGCACAACCTCAAAATGCTTTTGCAGAATTAACAGGTAATGAACAAATGAAAGTTGACAGCAGCGACGCTTTTAAGATACCTGGATTAAATATTATAGAAGGGGGATTGGACCGTTATTCTGACGCTTCTAATCAGGCTGCACAAGAAATCTTTGATAGTAAAAGTATGGAAAGTAAGCAGTTGGGTAATGATATGCTTAAAAGTTTATCAGAAGGAAGATTTTTAGATTTTGGTAAGCAGGTAGTCAGTACAACAGCACAGACTGCTCCTAATATATTACTTGCTATGATGGGCGGTTTTGCAGGTACAGCAGCACAGGGTTTAGGTGCTACAAGCACAGCAGGTAGTATGTTAGGTACTTCTAATGTACTATCGCAAGCCCTACCCAAAGCAGTTATTGGATTATCAGCTGCTGGTGGCGAATATAGAGAAACAGAAGGTGATCCTGAACTATCAGACCAACAAGAGTTACTATCAGCAGGTGTAAAAGGTGCTTCCGAAGTGATTTGGGAAAGTTTAGTAACACTCCCTATGATAGATGATATTGTGAGAACTAATAAAATAGCTGGCGACCAAATGCAAAAAGGTATAGAGTGGGGTCTTGCAAACTGGCTTAAATCAGGTGCTAAAGGTGGTTTGAGTGAAGCTGGCGAGGAAATAGGTACAGAAGCAACAAACTATATTTCTGATGTAATAATTAAAGGAAAACAATTTAATGCAGACGAATTCACTTCTTTAGTTGCTAACGCTGGATTAGGTGCTATTGCTACAGGTGCTATTTTATCTTCAACAGGTGATTATCGTCAAAATAATGCTCAAAATAGAAGGTATGAAATGAACGAGCTTTCAAAAGCACTTAGACAATTAGAAGAATTAAAGCAAAAAGCCGAACAAGAAGCTAATCAGCAAAAACAAAGAAGAATAGAAGAAGTAAGCAATCAAATTAATAATAAAATATCTCAAATGCAACAGCAAGAGGAAATAGAAAGGCAAAGACAACAAAGTGGAGAAGCTACTCAAAATGCTTTTCAAGGTTTTCAAAGAACAATGGCAGAACAAAAAGCTGCTGCGGTTGCTAAACAAAGAATTTTAGAAAACTTAATCAATAACCAGCAAGATTTAAACACTTTTACAGTTAATATAGATAACAATAATTATGCTATTGTAAGAAATACGAATGATAATATTTTAGTTGATGTATTCCAGGGCAACCAGCGACAGGGTACTATGACTGCTGAAAGTATGGAAGAATTGTTTACCGTACTTGCTAACAACGGATATGATCTATCAACTGTTACTCCATTTGAAACAGCAACAAGAGAACAGGTGCAGCAGGCAGAAATAGCTGAAAATCAACCACAGGCAGCACAGAATTTACTTAGCAGCCGTCAGAAAATGATTAATGATATAGTAGGAAGAATTAATCAGTATGGCGGCCAGGTAGATTTAAGTCAATATGATATGCCTACAGCTGCAGATGATGTAGATACCGTTCGACAAAAATCGCTAAATGTTTTATCAGATTTAAGAAAGCAGTTAGTAGAAGCTAGACAAAATTATACACCACAGCCACAGCAACAGGAAGATGTCGCTCAAACTCCAATTGAGCAGCCAAATAATGTAGATAATACTAATTTTAATGTAGATAATTTTATAAATAAACAATTAAATAATGGTGCTGGATATTATTCGGAAGTTCATTACACCAACACAGATAATTATAATTCTATTATTAATTCTCAATTTGAAATTTTACCAGAAGATGACAAAAGAAAATTATATGGGGACAATATAATATCAAATGCTTTATATACAGCACCATTAGACGCTGATGAATGGACTAGAGGTTCTAGAGCTAGATTGCCTAATTATGATAAAAGAATTATCGTTAAAATTCCTAAGCAAAATATAATTGAAATCAATAATCCTAATGAATATGCTGAAATTTGGAAAAAATATGTTGATAACGATAAATACAATAACGCTATTAATTCTTTGAATGAAGTAATATCTAAAATAGGTCAGAGAAATGAAGTTACAGAAGAAATGATACAAAAATTTATCGAAAATGAATGGATTAAACCAAACGAAGCAGAAAAAAGTAAATATTATGATTGGGACAATGCTTTAGAACAAATTAATTTTTTACCAAAAGAAGCTGTAGAAAGAATGAAACAAGATGGTATAAAAGGTATTAAATTTAATATACCGATTTTAGGAGGAAGGCAAACTGCTATATTTGACCCTTCTATAATTGAAATTGAACAATCAGTAGAACAGGATAATACTATAGAGCAGGAAAGCCAAACTGATGAAGGTCTAAATACACAGTCAGATACAACAGTAGAAGAAACAGGCCAATATATACAACAGAGCAATGAGCAAATAGATAATTTTAGAGAAATGGCTTCGCAAGAAAATACTCCTGGTATTCCAGAAGAATTGCAATCTTATGTAATTCATAACGGTGCTAAATTTGATGTTATAGATACGAACGGCAACACCTGGACTTATCAAAGAATAGACGACGCTATCAATGAAGCCAGAAAAACTAGAGCAGCTATTGAAGGACAACCTATTCAAGAAGGGCAACAGCAACAAGAAGGTATTGTTGAAGATGAAGGACAACAAGAAGGTGAAGTTGTAGGAGAACAGCAAGAAAATGAAATAGAACTTACTCCAAAAGATAAAAAACAGATTAAAGAAGCTGGCCGCAAAGCATATAACTATGTTAAGAAAACTTCTAAACCAGAAGGTAAAGTTGTTACTCCTAAAATGATTACAAAATCGGCTGAAAAAGCAAGACGAGAAGCTGAAATAGAAGAAAGACAAAAAATTATTAGTAGAAAAAGAGAAACAGCAATTAGTAATGCAATAAAAAGAGAAGATAAGCAAAAAAGAAAAACAGAAAATGAAAATAGAAAAACTGGTAGTGCTGCACTAACTGAATGGGGACAGGAAAAAGCTGATCGAGAAATTATAACAACTGTTTATGATTTAGTCAAAGGTGATTTAGATAGAATTACTATTGATATTGAAGAAGGTAATATATCTAAAGATAAAGTTAATCAAATTTTAGATAAAGCTAGAGAAGTAGAAATGTTAAATGAGCCCACTTATAACTTTTATAAAGAAAGATTTAATAATATAGAAGTTGCAGAAGAACAGCTACAAATTAATATTCAGGCAGAAGGTAGAGAGTCAGAAACAGCTACACCAAATAATACAGAAGTGAAAACTAAATTTGCTGTAATGAACGCTGATGATATACAGGCTTCTCACGATACCAGTTTAAATGTTAATGAGAACTTCCCGCAGGAATTGCAGCCACGAGATAGAGGTAAAGCAGCCACACAGGAACAGATCATAAACATAGTAAACAATCTTAATCCTAAAAAGTTGGGCGACTCTTATTCTACAGCTACAGGATCACCGATATTAGGACCAGATGGATATGTAGAAGTTGGTAACGGTAGAACAATAGCCTTAAAAACTTTATATGAGCAAAATCATAAAAATGCTGAAACTTATCGTCAATGGCTTAGAGATAATGCTGAACAATTTGGATTAACAGCTAAACAAATTGATAATGTAGATAACCCTGTATTAGTTAGAGTAAGGACTTCTGATGTCGAAGATAGGGTAAGGTTTGTGCAGGACGCCAACGCTAGAGAAAGTGCCAGTATGTCTGCAAGTGAGCAGGCTATGGTGGACGCTGACAGAATAACACAGGACTTATTAAATAAATTTGTACCCCACGATGATGGATTAATTAATATTTCAGCAAATAAACCTTTTATTAATCAGTTTATGGATCAGGTAGTGGGTAAAGCTGAAAAAGGCGAGTTTTTAGATGAAAAAGGTTATTTAAACCAAGCAGGTATCAGAAAAGTTAAAAACGCTTTATTCGCAGCAGCTTATGATGATATTAATATTTTAGCTGAAATATCGGAATCCACTTCAAGCAATCTTAAAAATGTTACAGGTGCTATGATGGAAGCGGCACCAAGAATGGTAAATATTCAAGACCAGATGAATAAAGGAATACTACCTGATTTAGATATAAGCCAGGACTTAGTAGAAGCTGTTAAACTGTATAAAACAATCAAAAATTCCGATAAATCATTCGACAATTATTTTCAGCAGCAGAATATGTTTGGTGAAGATAATTATACTCCTATCCAGGAAAGCCTTGTAAGAATGTTTGAAAATAATAAGCGTAGTCGCAAAGCATTAAGAGAAATACTGATAGATTATACTTATAGAGTTGAACACGCTGGGCGTGCTGATATGGACTCTATGTTTGATGTTGAGCAGCCAACTAAAGAAGATTTATTAAGGCAATCAGTAGAAGCTACAGTAGGAAAAACTAATACAAGTCAAGAAACACTATTCGGTAAAGAGCCTAAAAATATAAATATTAACGGCAAGAATGTTAAAATGAGCAGAAACGCTGTAGAATTTAGCCAGAAGAATAAGTATGCTAGAGCAAAGTTTACTCTTAACGATAAAAAAATAGAAATGCCTGAACTCTTAGATATAATTTTAGCCTTATCAGAAGGTAAATACCCACAGATTATTAAAAGTTTACGGAACACAGGCACATTAGGATATTATGCTCCTAAAAAAGGTCAGATAGGGCTTAATCCTGATATATTTGTGGGTGAAACTATTTTAAGAGAAAGAATACCTGTTAAACAATTCGACAAAAGATTTCAGGAGATACAAAAACAAATAGAAAACAATCCTGATATAGAAGAAGTAGAATACAGGACAGGTTTTTCTAAAAATTATGTTGAGATAAGAGTTATTAGAGTCGATCCAGAATATGCTGCACAGACAATATCTCACGAATTAGGACACTTAATAGACTTTATACCCCGTGATGATTTTGATGATGGCAGCTTAATGGACCAAATGAGTATTATCTACAAAGGCCAGAAAGATGAAGTCCTGGACGCTATTAGAGATAGTAATAACTTAGGACCACGAATTAAAACTGAACTAAAAAGATTATCTATGAAGTGGAAACCTTTTGATCCGAAAAATAATCTTAAATTTACCAAATATCGCTTTAGCCCAGAGGAACTTTACGCTGACGCTATGAGTGTGTTCTTCTTAGACCTTGATATGCTGCAGCAGGAAGCACCATTATTTAGCCAGTTTATCCAGAAAAGTATATCTAAAAAGCCAGCAGTAAAAAAATCATATAATACTGTAAGGCACTTAATGGAAAATAGATCTGAAATGATAAACAAAACCTTTGATAATTTACAAGAAGGTATGGTTGACGGTGTAGAACAGACTAAAAAGAAGATACAGCGTAGAGAACGGGGAGTAAAAAGTGGTTTTGATTGGCTAATAGAAAGTTTTATTGATAAAAATTCAGCCCTCTACAAATATTTCAGGGGTGAATACAGCGATACTGGAGAAAAAGGACGGTTATCCAGGGAAGCAAGAAATAAAATGGAGGAAATAGCTTATATGTCCTCCGAGGTAGAAGATTACCTCTACAATATAGGCCAGATAGTAGAAGGATTATCAAATTATGATATAGACTTCTTAGATTTTAACTCTTTCTTATTTAATAAAAGAGTTTTGGGCGACAGAAGTAAATTTGCTAACCCACTTTTTGTTAATACAGTTAGAGCAGAAGAAATGCAGCAGGCGTTATTAGATAAATATGGAGAAGAAAAATATCAGCAGATAGTTAACGCTGCAGAAAAATATTATCAATTAAGACAGGAAAGAATTATACCTATAATGGAAAAATCTAATATGTTTACAGAAGCAGCTATGGAAAAAGTTAAAAATAATAAAGAGTATGTAACTTTTGAGGTAGTAGATTATATTAATACTGAATTTGGCGAAGGTACTGGCGATATAATTATGCGGCAATATGGTACAGGTAGGAAAATAAGTAATCCACTTGTTGCCACAATGCTTAAAGATATGAGTATAATCAGTTCTATCCGTATTAACGAGTCTAAGGTGGCTGCAGTAAAAGCATTAAAGAAAATAGCCCCAGAGTCAATAAGACAAGCACCAACAAAAGAAATATACGGTAAGATAATACCTAAAGACTCTACAGACGCTGATGAAGGATTAATAACTTTTACAGTTAACGGCAAATTAGACGGATATTTAGTTGAAAAAGATATAGCTGACCTATACGAATATACTCCACACAAGGCTGATGCAGCTACAAATACTATTTTATCAATAGTCCAGGGTATGAAGTCGATAATGGTATCTCACAACCCAGGTTGGATGATTTTTAACATTCCACGAGATTTCTTTGCTACAGTTATGAATAACCCTGAAATTGGTATAAAAGATATTCCAGCATTAGCCCACGAGTACAAGAAGGCTTTTTCAGAAGCCTGGAATAATGTAAGGCACAATAAGAGATCAGAAGATATTTCATATATGAGAAGAAATAGAATGTTAACCATAGACAGAATGTATAGACCTTCTGACAGTTATATGGAAGATGATACTCAACAGCTATTAACTGAAATCTTTGATTATAACGAACAAAGTGGGGAAGAACACAGCAGATTGCAGAAATTAATACCTGATAAAGTCCGTAGTGCTTGGGAGGGATTAGACAACTTCGGTCAGGTGTCAGAAATGACAGGCCAGATTGCTGGATATAGAATGTTGAAGAATATGACTAATCTATCAGAAGGCGATTTAGCCCACAGAGTAAGGACCAGAGTCGGTACTCCTGACTTCAAGCAAAGAGGTGCTTTACACTCAATTACTAATAACTTATTTATCTTCTCAACAATTAGGAAATCAGGTTGGACTGCTGCAGCTGAAAGTTTTAGGCAAAATCCAGGCACATTCTTATTTAAAGTTGCGTTATTAAGTTTGCTGCCTAAATTACTGCAGTTAGGAGCAGAAGAAGCTGACGAATTATTCCCAAATAGTGAATTTGCTAAAAAGATAGCAGAAACAATGGAAGGCGTCAGCGAATATAAAAAAGAAACTTATTTAGTAGTTCCTGTATGGAAAGCAAACGGCAAAGCAATAACTATACAACTGCCACAGGATTTTATCGGGCAGGCTGTAACTTCATTAGTTTATAATGCAGCCCGTGGAGAATGGGGAGATGTTGCAGGTACAGCCTGGACTGAATTACCGTGGAATACAAGTAATCTTAACCCGTTATTGCAGGCCGCAGCTGATGTTCAAAGGTTAACATCTGGAGAGAATATTTACGATACCTGGCGGGGAAGAAATGTAATTTCAGAGGAAGCTATGCTAACAGGTAATGTCGGTCAGAAACTTAAAGAATTTGGATTATATGAGTTCTTTAACTTAGGAGGTAGTGCAATAGTTAATCCTTCTATTGCTTATGCTGACGGCACTTTAGAAGCATTAAGTAATATCATACCTTTTAATGCAGTTAAGCGGCTAATAAGTGTGTCAGAGTCTGGATATTATGAAGATGTAACAAAAGTGTACCAGGATCAGAAAAAATATACTCAAATGGTCGCTAATTATAATAATTCAAGGAGATATGGCGAAGATTTAAGGTACTCACGAAAAGAAATAATGGAAGCTAAAAGGAATTTATCACAACTAAATAAGCTGATTAGGCACTTCGCTAATATCAACAGGCAAATTAAGTACGCTCAAAGCCAGGGTAAAAAAGAAACAGTAGATAAACTAGAAAGACAAAAAATTAATTTGGCTCGCAGATATAATGGCAAAGAGCCGCTTAGTGATTAGGAGTGGTAGAATTGGATAAACACGAATGCCCTTATCAAAATATGATAGAGCAGCACGAAAAAGAGATAGATAGGCTAAAACACGGTGATTGGTATGATAATAAGCAGCTGTTTGAAACTATGATGTCTAAATTCGAAGAAGTTAGTATTAAAATGGACGAAATGAATAAGAATATGGTTAAATATAATGGTCTGATTGAAAAAAGACAGGAAGATAGAAGATTAATGGAAAATAACAAAGAAAGAATAGATAAAATGGAAACGGCTGCTGAAACAAAAGACAAAACTAATAAATCTTGGAAGGATAATATCCATTGGATTATATATATTCTGATCTTCTTAAGTGGCGTGGCGACTAGATTTTTACCAGGAGGTTAATTATGAATAATTTTCAGCTAACAAAAAATTTCAATTTGCAGGAATTTGAATGTACTCACCCAGACCACAGGCACACTAGAGTTGATGAAGAATTGGTAGAAAAGTTGCAGCAACTGCGAGATAAATTAGATGTACCTTTAGTTATTAATTCTGCTTATCGCTGTCCTGAAAGAAATAAGCAGGTTAATGGTGCTAAAAATAGCCAACATCTTTATGGAAAAGCAGTAGATATTAGTTTACACACAATTCCTCTACAGATTGAAGAAATCAAGCGTATAGCAAAGCAAATAGGTTTTAGGGGTATTGGACTATACAATACTTTTATTCACTTAGATGTACGGCATAGGCCTGCAGAGTGGGATAATAGAAGATGAAGTTAATTAAGGATTGGTTAGATTTGTTTATGGATAATGATTTTCAGCAAGACTTAGTGTTTTTGCTAATCGTTTTTATAGGCAAAATAACAGGCGTATTTGATGAGAATACATTTACTACTTTAGCGGTAGTAATAATAGGTGGTGATGCCGTAAAAAAGTTAGGAGCAAAGAAATGAGCCTATCTATCAGCAGAGATTTAAGCAATTTGACACCAGAGCAGCCTACAGTTGATGAAAATATAGCGAAAGCAAATAGAATATTTAAAGATTATGCAGATAGTTTAGATCGTGAGAAATTGCCTATGTGGCTAACTCAATTAATAATAAGAGTATTTACGAAAGGAGATGAAGGCTTTATGAATGAAGCTGTTTTAGTTTTTTTAAAAACCGTGATGGAGGAAACAACTTTAGAAGATGTAGTTTACAAAAAGGCTGCTGACGCTATGAAAGAAACCATACCTGGCACACAGTATGAGCCTATTATCGGCGAAATTATGGTCGGATTGGGTACAGAACTTAAAAAGCCTGAACAAGTTAAATAGATATAAAAAAAGCCCTACACTTAAAAAATGTGGGGCTTTCGATTTGCAATTAAGATTTAAAAGTAGTATAATAATTTTAACATAATAATATATTTGTACCGAATACATTTTCGGTGGGGTGAAGCTGGTATCTTTGCCCCTTAAAATTTAGAAAATTAAAAATTACATATAGAAAAAGAAAATCCGCTCAGCACTATAAATGCTAGCGGGTTGACTGCTACTTCTCGCACAAGTAACAGATTTTTTGTTAAGTTAATTATACCAAATATGTACTAACTTAGCAAGTGAATTACATAAAATCTGTAAGAAATTTAAGGACTTGTCGGGAAACTGGCAGGTCCTTTTTGCATTTGTCTAAATGCGAAGGTAAGTGGTTAAAGGAATAACACTTAAATAAAAAACTGGTAGGCTGGTCGTCCTATCTTCAAAAACAGACTTTTCGTAATAAAACCGCTCCAGGGATTGTAATTTCAGCAATCTATTCTGTAGCACTCTTGTAGTGTGGGGACTGGAATACAGCGGACACCCCCTTCCTGTTACCTTTACGGTAGGGTGTTGGTGCAAACAGGTGAAACTCCTGTAGGGCGTTAAGGCAGAAGCGAAGCCCTTAGAGCATTGCCGTAAGGCCTGTGTCGATACCTCGCTTCGGGGTTAAGATGTACCCGTAAACACAGAACACCTCTTTTGCACAAGGGGTGTTCTATATCAAATTTTGCCGTACTTCAAGGTTAAGCTGTTCAATTCAAGTTCTTTATAATAAGGATAACTAGATAACTTTTACACTTTTAACGAAAGGAGAATATAAAATGAAAGTTAAAATCTATGTATATGCTAACAAAAAAGTTTATTATGCTATAATGATGGCGGATAATAAAGAAAAAAGCATAAAAAAAAAATAAAAAAAGAACGCAAAACTGAAAGTATTATGGAAAATTATTTACTGGCTGTTTTAGCAGCTTTTAAATCTTTGAAATTTCCTGTTGATGTTCATTTGGTTAGTCCCAGAAGAACATTTAGTTATATGCCTGATTATGAAAAAGAAATACCTGAACAAGATTATATTAAAGAAAATATGAAACTTTGGAAAGAATTAAGTCGTTTTATAAAAAAACATAAAAGTTATATTGCTAATAGGCATACTGATAATGAAAAAGACTTTAAAGATTGGCAAAGTTTGCATAGTAGAGTTTTTTCGCAACAATCAAATAATAACTTTGATAAAATGGATACTTTATTTTGAAATTAATTTATAAATATGAAGGAATTTAAGAAGATATGTATAAAAAGTTAACTGTTTTCTGCAAAAAGTAATATTTTTTCCTAAAAAACCCTTGACAACCACCAAAAAGTATATTAAAATGTATTTAACAAGTTCACAAAAACGAAATTAATTATATTAATCGGAGGTGAAATTACACTTTTATGGGAACAAATTATAAATTAAAAGGTAAAATAGTAGAAGCAGGATTAACAGAAGGAAAAACAGCAGAAATGATAGGAATTGATTATAAAACTATGTCTAATAAAATTAACGGTAAGACTGATTTTAAGCAGTCTGAAATTAATCAAATCTTATCTATCCTCAATGAGTGTGGAGTAACCTGCTCATATGAAGATATTTTTTAAAGCCTATTAGTTTTGTTTTAGTAGATTAAGGAGGAATAAGATGACAGCAGAATTGGTTAAAAAGGAAGCCCAGGAGGAAGAAGAACAGGAAAAATTCAAAGTTGACACGGACGATAAGGCCTGTTGGGCCTTGCAGAAAATTAAGGAATTAGAGGATCAGGTGGAAGAAAAGGAAGCACTTGCTCAAAGACAAATAGACCAGGTTAATAATTGGCTGGAGAATGAAACTTCTTCATTAGAAAAGAAGATTAATAACTTTAAGAATATGTTATTTGAGTATGCTCAACAATTAAGAGAAGAAGATCCTGCAATGAAAACTCACTCATTACCGTTCGGTAAGCTGCAGTTTAGAAAAAGACGGCCTAAATGGCAGTATGAAGATGAATTGCTGGATATCGTCAAAGAGAAGATACCCGACGCTGTAAGAGTGAAGGAAGATGTTGACAAACGAACACTCAAGAAAATTGTTAAGGATAGCGGAAACTATAAGATACTTGATGATGGCAGGGTAGTTAATACTGAAACTGGCGAATTTGTGGAAGGTTTAAAAGTAGTGGACCGAGGGGAAAGTTTTAAGGTTAAAACAGTATAGGAGGTCCAGATGATAAAAAAGTTTAATAAAGCGTGGGCTGAAAATGAAAAAAAGACTGGAAAATAAAATTGTTGAAATATTAGAAGAACAAGACGATTGGTTTACACCTTTTGAATACAAAGATTTATTGGAATTAGTTATTGATGAAGTTATTAATCCATATTTAGATTATGAAAATTTAAAACTTATACACACAATTAATACTGGAGGTTATCAAGGAACACACATATATATAATAAGTCAGGGTGGTTTTTGGTATGAGCCAGATAATTTAATAAGGACTTATGTTTGGTATGGCAGTTGTTCAGTTTGCGACGCTTTATTAGGTGCAAATGGTGTAGATGATTATAAGCAATTGTGTTTACACTTGCTACAACATATGGAGTATATGGATTATAAAAGACAGTCTAAGGAGGTTAATTAATGGCAAATGATGTTGTGAATGTTGCTGATAAATCAAAAGAATTAGTACAAAAAGGAGAAAGCGAAGGATTATGGCCGCAGAAATTATCCAGTCAGGACAAGCAGCAGTTAGCTTATATTGCAGCACAATATGGATTAGATCCTTTCTTTGGTGATTTAACCGTATTAGGAAGTAATGCTTATGTAACAAGCAGCGGATTAAAGAGAAATGCACACGAAAGTGATGATCCACCAGTTAGTATTCAGCTGGAAGCAGTCAATATGGATTATAACAAAAGACACTTTGAATACAAAGCCTTGTTGTGGAAGGAAAGTTCACCAGATAACAGGCCGTATATAGAGTATGGGGAAGCAAGTCCGCAGGATTGTAACCGTATGATTAGCGGTAGCGATAAAGACCTCAAAGCTATGGCTAGAACAAGAGCAACTAACAGGGTAATTAGATTAGCCTACAATATATCTATTACATCAGCAGAAGAAATATCAGGGTATGATCCAGATACACAGGAAATCAAAGATATACCCGAAGAAGATGTAATTATTGATAATTCTAGGGGTAGTGGTAAGCCTAAAGGTACAAACAGCAAGGTGAACTCTGAAAATCCTGAAAAAACGGTACTATGGTTTGGTAAGTTTCAAGGAAAGAAACTTGAAGAAGTTAATACAGGTTATCTGAAATGGTTAGTTGATAATGTGAAACAAGATGATTTAAAACAGGCAGCTAAACTGACAATGGAACGCTATCAAATGACTAAGAAGAAGAAAAAAGCAAAAAAAGATAAACCTAAGAAGAAAGAAAAAAGAGAAACTATCGAAAGAGAAGCTGAAATTAAAGAGTTAATTGGGGACGATCAGAAAAAGAAAAATATGTTGTTTAATTTATTATCCAGTTTTAATGCAAAAAGTATTAATTCTTTAGACGAAGAAGAATACTTGATACTTAGAAATTCATTGAGAGATAAGGACGCTGGACCAACAGAGGAAGATTTAAAAGCATATGATGATATGAGTATGGAAGAAGTTTATGAAGACTTTGAGAAAACTTTAGAGGAGGAAGATAATGAGTAAATATCAAATTGTAAAAGTTAATGATGAAGGCGAAAAGAAAGTTTTGAAAGACGATATTAGAAATATTGTGTATATAGCAGAAAGAAAAGAAAATAATGAGTTAGATTTTGGTTATACTGCCGATAAATTAAAAACTGAGAAAATGGCATTTATGAAATTTATTTTTGATAGAGAAATGACTAAACTTTTAGATAGTAATTATAGGAATATAGATAATAAGCGTTCTTCAAATCCTAGCGAAAATATAAAAAGGTTACTTGATATGATTTAAACTCATAAATATAAAGATGAAGTAATATTTGAATATATTTGAGTGTTGCTTCATCTTCAAGGAGGATAATTATGAAATTCATAGACACTAAAATTGGAATGAAAATTAAAAGGATAGGGGAAGACCACAAAGATGTTAAAAAAGGCTCTGTATATACAATAGAAAAAGCATATTGTGGTGGGGTTAGCCTTAAGGGAATGGGTGATTACTGGTATGATTTGGATTTGTTTGAGCCAGTAGTTATGAAATTAGAACAATCAAAAGACGAGCCAGTTAATAAATTTGAAGTTGGTGATAAAGTTATTTATAGATACTATCACGGAAAAATCTGCGATAAAGTAAGATATTGCGGCGAAGACAGCAAAGGTAACCCTATTATAGAGTATGACAACGGTTATGTTACAAATAATGTTGATTATTCTCAGTTATCGCCACTCAAAAAGCCAGACGAATTAGAAGTTGGGGATAAGTTCATAGCTTTTACAGATAGGAAATTAGAAGTGTTGGGTGTTCATTATGATGATTATAGAGAAGAAAAAGTTTATACAGCTAAAAATATAAATGATGAAAGTTGTTGCTGTGGAGAAGTTAGTATTTATAGAGCAAAGAGTGTTGAAGAAATAATCTACGATTAAGGAGGTAAAAATGGATAATAATTTACAGAAAATTTTTGATAAACTACTTAATAAAAATGTAGAAATGCTGGCGACTGATGAAATCACAGGAGAAAGTGCTGATGATGTGATTGCTATTTTAGAAGAATATGACGAGTATATAGACTCAATGGAACAGCCAAATGACGATTATCAGAGGAAGTGGAACAGGTGAGTAAAGAAAAAATATGCGAATGTGGAACAGTTATTAAAGAAGGCCGGGCTGGTAAGTGTAGAAAATGTTATGAAAGAGAATTAACTTATAGTGATGAAAAGGCTCAAAAATATTGGCAACATATGGCAGGTGGTAGATAATGGAATATTTTGAAATAATGGATAAATTGAATATGAAGCAGCCAAAAGATTTAGAAAAAGATTGGTTTGAATATTTCATAAATGATTATATACCAAGCCAAAACGGTAATGATGAAGAAATGTTTATTGATTTAGGTTTTAGTCCAACTGCTTATATTATTTGGAAGGCATTAGAGGAAGATATATTAGATGGAGAATTTGCAAAAGAAGCAGAAAAAGCGTTAGATGAAAGAATAAAAAAATTAAATAAAAGTGGTGGTATTTAATGGCGTGTAGTGAATGGACTAAAAACTTAGAAGGATTAGAATTTGAAGGTTTTGAGTATTGTCCTTATTGTGGCAGCAAATTAGATGAAAAAGGCTGCACTTATAACAGAAGTAACATTCCTTATGATGAAATAGTCAGCTATCTCAATGAACGATTAGGTACGAGGTATAGATCCAGCACTCAAAAAACTAGAAAGATGATTAAAGCCAGGTGGAATGAAGGTTTTAGGCTGCAGGATTTTAAAGATGTGATTGATAAGAAGGCAGTCGAATGGATAGGTAATAAGGAAATGGAAAAATACTTGCGGCCAGTAACACTATTTTCGACAAAGTTTGAAAGTTATCTTAATCAGATCAGCGTTAAGAGCCGAGGGGAAAGTAAAGCACAAAGACTACAGGAACTTTACGGGGAGTTAGAAGATGGAGAAGAAACAGACTTTTAAGGTATTAACTTTAATCAGTAGCATTTATCAAAAGAAGTTTGAATTTGGCGAAAATAAAGATGATGATAAGTTAACCGTCAATGCCTGGCACCGCTATTTGAGCAGTTATAACTATGAAATAGTGCAGTCAGTAGTGGATAAACTTATTCTTAATAAGCCTACCTGGCCGCCGACAGCTGGAGAAGTGGTCCAGGAAATAGAGAAATTGAAAGCAGGTGATAAATTACTTCCAGGGGAAGCCTGGGATAAGGTGTTAAGAGCAATAAGAGTACACGGGGCATTATACGGTACTGAAAAGGCTATGAATAGTTTAGATAAGAGAACAAAGTTAGCAGTCAGAGGGGTTGGAGGATTGACAGCTATAGCAAAAGCTGATGATAAAGAACTATCTTATATGAAAAATGATTTTAAGAAAGAATATGCAGCTATAACTGATAAGGAAATTAACGAAAATTATTTGCCCGTAGGATTAAAAAAGAAGTTTAAGCAGCTAAGAAATAGTTATAGTAATTTAATTGAAGGAGGACAAAATGGGAAAAAGAATTGAATTTTCAGAGTCTGATCTAGCGTATTTAGTTAATGCTATTGATATTTCAAATATTAGTTATGAAGAATTAGGCAAGGAATTTGGCTGCAGCAGGACAACAATTTGGCGTAGATATAAGGAGGCTAAAGCTGATCTACCTGATACCGAATTAGCCAGGTTAAGTGACGAAAGAAAGAAAAGATACAGGCAACGGGAAAATGCTTTTATTAAGCATAGTTTGAGGAAAAAGCCAGAGGTGGTTATTAATCCTACAAAAGAAGATAAACAAAAATTTGAAGAAGAATACAAATCTAAATACCCACAAGTTGATAAAGAAGAAGTAGAAGAAGGGTTCTTTGAGAAAGTTAAGAGTTGGTTTAAATACATACTAACTGGAGGGGATAGCGGTTTATGGTAAATGAGCCAGAAAAACTAGTAATTAAAGGAGAATTTCCAGGATTAAATAAAATAATTGACGCTGCTAAATCACACTATCAGGCTTATAGAAGAATGAAACAAGATAACACTAATGCTGTAGCGTGGCCTGCTAAGAAGTTGCCAGTTTATGAAGCAGTAGAGTTAGAAGTTACCTGGTACTGCAAGAATAGAAGGCGTGATCCTGACAACATAGCTGCAGCAATTAAGTTTATCTTTGATGGATTAGTAGAAGCTGGCCGTTTGAAAAATGACGGCTGGAAAGAGAATAAAGGCTGGACTAACAAATTCAAAGTGGATAAAGAAAACCCAAGAGTGGAAATAGTTATTAAGGAAGTTGGCTAATGAGTTATAAAATATGTGAGATTACAGGGTGCAACAATCATATACCTGGCGATTGCGACAACATATATTGCCTATATCATAAGTTTTTGGTTGAGCGTCCCTGTGCTTACTATTTTCATAAGGACTTAGGAGTCGGAATTGTTGAATGGTGTTATAAGCATAACAAAAGGTATGATAATTTACCGTGTGATTACTGTCCTGATAAAACAGATCCGCTGGAAGCGTTGGAGGAAGTGGTGAAAATACAGGAAGAAAAAGGAGGATAAGATGAAATTATGTCCACTTAAATTTAATAATAAAAATATAAATGCTGACAATATTATAAACAATAAAGAATATAAATGCGAAAAAGAAAATTGTGCTTGGTGGGACGAGGAAAATAATTGTTGTTCAATGTTAAATTTAAAAAATATATTTTAGGAGGTAGCAAATGAAAGATTATGCTTTTCCAGACGAGAGAAGGATTAACATAATCTTGCTTATATACGCTGTCCTGGAGGAAGTAACAGTTGATGAAGCGTTTAATTTTTTGCAGTACAATCAGAAAGTTGCGGAAGGTGGCCGTAAAAAGCCTTTCACTAATAGTGAAATAGTCAGGCTGCATAATGATTTAGATTTAACCTTTACAGAAATAGCGAAAATATATGGAGTAGCAGTATCGACAATAACAAGAAGATATAAGAAGGAGGTTAAAAATGAGCGATAGCAATAATAGTTCAGGAATAGGATTTTTGTCAGCATTGGAATTAATATTTATAACTTTAAAGCTAACAGGTTATATTGAATGGTCCTGGTGGTGGGTGTTATCTCCTACCTGGATACCGTTAGGAATTGCAGGTTTGATATTTATTATAGCTTTAATAGCTCATTTATAAGGAGGTAGAGAGTGAAAAAAATTAAATTTAGAGCTTGGAATGATATAAGCAA